CGACTGACGGAATTATCTTGTTGACTTTCACCCCGCTGGAAGGATTGAGCAAGGTTGTGCTATCCTTTCTCCCACGGGACATGAGACCTTACGATCCGGATGATCCCGACAACGACGAACAGGAGTATTGACGATGCCCCCCAAACACCACATCGGGCCAATGAACGATGTCTCTGGTCCAAGCCCGAAAATCCGAAACATCACGCCGGCAAACAGCGACATGGATGACATGATCAGGAAGCTGCGCGTTGGCGGTGGTTCCGCCGCCACCCTGACAGTCTGGGATGCGACCGGAACATCAATCCTGTTCGAGGGCGTAAATGCCGGGGATGAGTTCATCGGATATTTCTCAAGGGTCATGTCCACAGGAACGACAGCAACGAACATCGTGGGCTGGGCCTGACCCAATGGGCGAGATAAGCGGCTCCAAATACATGGTCAATGCGGGCTGGATTGATGTCCCGCACATCACCGCCAAAGCCCAGAAAGACCTGTACGACTCGACGCCGCCATACCTGCGGGAAGCCAGATCGAAGGGCATCCCCTCTCTCGGATCGGGTGCGATCTATCCGATCCCCCTCGAAGAAGTCTCCGTCGAGCCATTTGCGATCCCGACGTACTGGAAGCGCGGATACGGCCTCGATGTCGGCTGGAACGCCACTGCCGCGATCTGGATAGCGCAAGACCCGGACTCGATGGTTCGCTACGCCTATGCCGAGTACCGCCAGGGTCAGGCTCTCCCGGCCGTCCACGCCACAGCAATAAAAGCCCGCGGCCCATGGATACGAGGTGCCATTGATCCGGCATCGAGAGGCAGATCGCAGGACGAGGGCAAGCAGCTCATTGCAACCTACGGTGCCTTGGGCCTCCAGGTCATACCCGGCGTGAACGCCGTCGAGGCAGGCTTGTTCGAGGTCTGGACGGCGCTCTCGGTGGGCAGGCTCAAGCTGTTCACCACACTGCAATCCTTGCAGGGCGAATACCGTCTCTATCGCCGCGACGAAAACGGCAAGGTCGTCAAGCAGAACGATCACGGACTCGACGCCATGCGCTACGCCTTCATGACGTTCGACCGCATCGCCACCGTGAAGCTCCAAGCCCCCGTTGACCAGACCAACGTGTACCGGATGGGCGATCAGAAAGCAGGCTACTGATGTACGATGATCCCGATGAGACCATGCAGCACGATGAGCCGAAGGAGGACATGAGCGAAAAGCTGAGCGTGTTCGTCGCCGGTCTGGAATCGGAAGCAAAGCGCCGGGTGGACAAGAGGGCTCGCACCGAAACCCGGTGGTTGCAAGATTTGCAGCAATATCACGGCATTTATGACCATGATACGTTGAAGCGACTGGAGGAAGGCAGGCTGTCCCAGATATTCATCAACATGACAGCGCCGAAAACCGACACGCTCGTTGCGCGCCTCTACGATCTGCTGTTTCCGACCGATGATCGGAACTTCTCGATCGGCCCGACGCCGGTGCCGGAACTCACGGACAAGGCCGCCGCCGCCGCCGAGAAGGTCTCTGGCCTCAAGGCGAAGGCCGATGACTCCCAAAAGCAGGCAGGGGCGCTGATGGAGGCCGGCAACCCGGAAGCCGCCATGGCTCAGGAAGGTCAGACGCGCAAGATTGAGCAAGAGGAAGTCCTGGCCCGCGCAGATCACGATGCCCTCCAGTCCACGATCAACGAGGCCAACCGCCGCGCCGAACTGATGCAGGCCGAGATTGACGATCAGCTTGTGCAGTGCAGCGCCGCCGAGCAGGCCCGCAAGGTCATCGAGGATGGGTGCAAGATCGGCATGGGCGTTTTCAAGGGCCCGGTGCAGAGCGGCGCAAAGCGGCGATGGATCAAGGACGAAACCGGCACCCCGACGCTCAACATCGTTCAGGACAAAAGCCCGGCCGCCCATTGGGTCGATCCCTGGTCCTTCTTTCCCGATCCAGACTTTACCGATGTCGCAAGGGGTCGTGGCGCATTCGAGCGTCACCTGAAAACCAAGGACGATCTGCGCCGGATGGCAGCGGAGCGCGATGATTTCGATCTGGACGTGGTGCGCAAGATCCTCAGTGACAAGCCGCAGGGCGGCGCACCGAATTACCTGATCCAGTTGCAGAGCATCAATGGTAACTCGGACGGCGATCTGAAAGACACCTATCAGATATGGGAATACACCGGCCCGGTGGACAACGAGGACATGCAGCTTTTGCTGGAATCCTCAATGCCAGAAGGCGAGACGGTCGATGAGATCGACGTTCTCACATCATACCACGCAAAGGTCTGGTTCTGTCAGGGTATGGTTCTGTCGTTCGCCCTGCACCCGCTGGACTCGAACGAGTGCATCTACTCGGTCTACACGATCCGCCCTGATGAAGCCTCGCCGTTTGGCTACGGCATTCCGTGGATCATCCGAAACCCGCAGTCCGTCCTGAACGCTGCCTTCCGCATGATGATGGACAACTCGTCTCTTTCGACCGGCCCGCAGATCGTCGTGACCAACGACATCGTGACGCCACAAGACGGAAACTGGCGTCTGAGCCCACGCAAGATATGGCTGCGGGACAGCACCAAGAGCACGTCTGGCATCCCGGCTTTCGAGGCATTCCCGATCAACTCGAACCAGACCGAACTGGCCAACATTGTCAGTCTCGGCTCCGCGCTGATTGACGAAACCAGCGGTATGCCAGCCATTGCGCAGGGCGAGCAGGGAACCGGCGTCACCAAGACGGCGCAGGGCATGGCCCTCCTGATGAACAGCGCCAACGTCATCTTCCGCCGCATGGTCCGGATCTACGACGACAACGTGACGGTGCCGATGGTGCGGCGCTTTTACGACTGGAACATGCAGTTTTCGGACAAGGATGAGATCAAGGGCGACTACGACGTTCACGCCCGCGGATCTGGCGTTCTGCTGGTCAGGGAGATGCAGGCGACCAATCTGCTGATGATCGCCCAGATGTTTGGAGACCACCCCGTTTACGGCCCGATGATCCGCCACGACGGCCTGCTGCGCGCGATCTTCAAGGCGCACATGGTTCCGTCCGATGAGGTCATCAAGCCCGAGGCCGAATACAAGAAGGCGATGGCCGAACAGCAGGAACAGCAAGACCCTGCCGCCGCCGCACAAGCCGCCCTTGCCGAGGCGAAGAAGGCCGAGGTGGAGGCCAAGCGCGAGGAAACGTCGGCACGGTCTGCGTCCGCAGAACTCGAATGGTCCACGCGACTGCAAATCGCCGAAATGCAGTATCAGGCCGGCATGGAGCGCGTTGCCATGAACCTGAACATCAGCGACGAAGAACTCGCCTTTCGTGAAAAAGAACTCCAAGCCGTGCGTGCCCACAAGGATCGGGCCCTCGCTGCCGAGATCGCAATCAAGCGAGAGTCCGGTGATTCCGCAGGGGGTTCAGTGTGATCCCGAACCTTGATTTTGAGGCCAGACTTGCGATCAAAACCTATGCCGCAGATCGCATAAAAAAACTCCATCTTGCTTTGGAGGCCGATAATCAGTTATCTGAGACCCAGATCATCAGAGGAAAGATCAAGGAATTGCGGGCTCTTGAGGCTGAGGTTTCTGATCCAAAGGCTGAGGTTCTTTCGACCGCGACAGTATCGTACTGACGCAAAGATGGCCGCGAAAGCCGCCAGATTGTCTGCGAAAGTGGACGCAACCCGGAGCCGCCATAGCCGCCCGGACACATGAAGGTGACAAGGAATGAACGTAGCCGCCACCACCACGCCCGAAGATGCAGCGCCCGACGCTGCCCCGGAGGTCGAGGTATCTGACGAGCAGCTTTGGAACGAAATCGCAACAGACGACGGCAAGCCGGAGCCCGAGGAAGTCGCGGACGACGAATCTGAAAGCGCCTCGGAGGAAATGGACGCGGACGATCAGGCCGAAGTTGCCGATGGCAAACCCGAAGCAGATGAAGTGCCCCAACTCGAACGACTGCGGCACCAACTCAAAAGCGAAATGGGACGGACGCAGGCCCTGGCGCGCAAGTCATCCAATCTCACGGATGAAATTGCCCGGCTACAGGCCCTTCTGAATGACAGCAAACCGACAGCGGAAGCGAAGCTGAGCCGAGAAAAGCTGGCCAAGGCGCGCGAAGAATACGGCGATGTGATCGGCCCTCTTGCCGACCAGATGGACGTGTACGAAAAGCGCATGGAAGGCATGTCGAAGGCGAATGAATCACAGCTTCAACGCAGCCAGCGGGAACTCACGGATTTCCACCAGGAGCAGACCGATATCTTTCGGAAAGAGCACCCTGACGGCCACGCCAGCATCGCGGAAAACCGCCCTGCTTTCGATGCTTGGCTCAGGGATCAGACCGGAGATCTTCGTGACGCTTTTAAGGTCAACGAACAGTTTATGGTTGACGGAAAATCTGCCGCATATGTCGTAGCATCATGGAAAGCATCCCTCGCTGACGCGGCCAAAGGAGACGCCCCCGCACCCGATAGCAAAGCAACGCTACAGGCGCGCCGGGACAAGCAACTTGTTGGCTCAAAGTCCGAACGGCCGGGCGGCTCAAGCGCCGTGACATCAGCACCCCCTGCTGATGGCGCGAGCGATCAGGCCATCTGGGATCACTTCGAGGCTGCTGACGCAAAGCGCTCCGCCCGTCGCTGACCTGTGGCTCCTTAATGGAGCGACCCAATGGTCACGAAAAGCACAGACTCTGGCATCAGCCAGCGCACAAACGTCTACGCAGAACGGGAAATGCTCAAGCACGCCATGCCCGTCATGGTGCTCGACAAGTTCGGCCTTTCCAAGCGGATGCCGAAGAACAAGAGCACGGTCATCAAGTTCCGGCGCCCGATCGTATTCAATCCGGTGTCCACACCGCTGGCAGAAGGCGTCACGCCCAGCCCGACCCCCTTCGGCTACGAGGATGTCACCGCAACCCTTCGCCAGTACGGCATGGTTGTTGGCATCACCGATGTCATCGCCGACACGCATGAAGATCCGGTTCTGAACGATGCGACCGTCCAGGCGGGCGAAAACATCGGCCGCACGATCGAGCAACTGACCTACGGCGTCCTTCGGGCCGGAACCAACGTGTTCTACTCCAACGGATCGGCCCGAAGCGCAGTCAATACGGTCATCACCCTCAGCAAGCAGCGGGCGATCACGCGCGCCCTCAAGGCCCAGAAGTCGATGAAGATCACCCAGATCTTGTCGGCGTCTCCGGGCTACGAGACGCGTGCGGTCGAGGCAGCCTACGTCGCCGTTGCCCACACCGACCTGGAGGCCGACATCCGCGGCCTCGCGGGCTTTACCCCGGTTGCCGAATATGGCCAGCGGAAACCGCTCGCCCCCGAGGAAATCGGTTCCGTCGAGGATGTGCGATACATCCTTTCGTCCGATCTGGAATCCTTTCCGAATGCGGGCGGCTCGGCTGGCTCGATGGTCTCGACGGGCGGCAGCAATGCCGATGTTTACCCGATCCTCTACTTCGGGAAGGAAGCCTACGGCGTCGTCGCTTTGCGCGATCAGGGTGCCGTGTCGCCGACCATCATTCCCGTCGGGATGAAAACCAAGGACGACCCCTTGGGTCAGCGCGGCTACGTCGGCTGGAAAACGTGGTTCGCCGCGAAGATCCTGAACGAGCAATGGATGGCCCGGCTCGAAGTCGCCGTCACCGCCCTGTGATCTGATATGGCGGCCCGAATGAGCGGGCCGCCATCCACCATCAACTAAAAGGAAAACGCAATGTTCAAAGGACATTTCGCATCCGGATCCATCACAGGCACCGGCGCTGCTATCAACGTACCTCTGGGGTTCGCCCCGACACTCGTTCGCATCCGGAACCGCACCTCCCGCGACGAACTGACATGGGACAGCGCGATGACCGCGGGCCATGGCACCAAGCGCGTGGCGGCCGGAACGGCGACGGCGATCACAGCCAACGGCATCAGCCCCTACGCCGGCACGGACATAGCCAGTGTCGGGTTCACGATCGGAACTGACACCGACATCAACGTCACAGCCGAACTGCTGTTCTACGAAGCATACGGCCAGGACTGAAAACAGGGCGGGGCTTCGGCCCCGCCTTTCCCTTGAAACCGGAGAGATCAAGATGCCCCTTACCGAACGCCAAAAAGAGATAGTCGAGGCAGCAGGCCAGCTCGATGATCACGAATTTACGGCCGAGGATCGCCCCAAGGTTGATGCACTCAACGAATGGCTGGAATTTCACGACCGAGAGCCCACGACCGCAGCAGAGCGCGACGAGACATGGGACGCCGTTCTGCTGATCGCAGCCGAACAAGGTGCCGCCGAGGCACTGGCGGATATGGCCGAAGTGGATGAGGCCCCGTCCGAGTGGAAGGATATCGTCGTGACGGAGTCCGGGTCGGACCCGGTTCCCCTTTACGTCCACGGCCTCGGGCGATGGAGCCTGAGAGTGAACGGAGATCCGCAGAGCCTGCCGCCCGAAGCGCTCTCGGCCCTCGATGACGCAAACATCAAATACAAGGAAGTTGAAGTATGACCGACGCACCCAAATTCACCAAAATCCCGATTGCCGACGCCTCTGTTGACGACCTCCGGTATTTCGCCGGCACCCACCTTGGCCTCGACGGCATCACCGAGAAGGACACCAAGCAGAGCCTCTTGGCGAAGATGTCGGCTGCGGGCTACGGTCTCTCGATAATCATGATGCCGAACCCGGATGCTGTCGTCGCCGCCCAAGAGGACGAGCAGAGCGGCCGCAGTCGCCGTCAGGTCAACGGTCAGGATGAGGTCAGGATTCGCATCAACAAGAGCGATGGCGCTGGCGGCTCCCGTAACGTCCTGGTGGGCGTGAACGGCAGGATTACATCAATCCCGCGCGGCAAGCCGGAATGGGTTTCGGCGGCCTGTGTCGAGGTCCTGGAGAACGCGGTCGAACTTCAATATCCGGTGTACGACGCCGATGGGAATTTCCTCGGCGGCCTCAAGGAGCCAGAAGCCGTTCCCACCTACCCGTTCTCTTACGTTTGATCGGGTAAGCACATGAACTTCCTCCAACTATGCCAAGAGGTCGCGCGTGAAAGCGGCACCGTATCGGGCGTGAGGCCAACCAGCGTGTCTGGCCAGAGCGGACGCTTGCTGAGCATCGTGAACTGGACGGCGCAAGCCTATGAGATGATCCAGCGCGACCGGCGGGACTGGCGTTGGTTGGAGGGAGCGTTCTCGGGCGATGCCGTCTCGGGCACCAGCAACTACCCGCCAGCCACAATGGGAATTGCCAGCCGGTTTGCTGGCTGGCACCTGAGAACCGATGAGGCATACCGGAGCATGTCTGCCTACCTGACGGCAACGGGCCGCGCAGATGAGCAATGGCTTGGGTTCAAGGAGTGGATGGACTTTCAGCCGGTCTATGAGTTTGGCGAAAACGCAGCCAAGACGGGCCGGCCGATCTACTTCACGATCACGCCGCAGAACGAAATCGCACTGTGGCCGACGCCGGATGCGGCCTACACGATCAGGGGGCGCTACCGCAAAGGCGTCCAGGTTCTGCGCTCTGACGCCGACATCCCCGAAATGCCGGAGGAAAATCATCAAGCCATCGTCTGGCGTGCCCTCATTCTTCTCGGCACCTATGACGAGAACGCCGAGCAGATGCCGAACTGGCTCGCATTCTACAGAGAGCAGATGCAAAACCTGCGCGAGGCGCAACTGCCAATCATCTCGCTTGGCGGCCCGCTCGCATGACGCAAACGCCCAGCACCTTCACTCTGACCGGCGGCCTCGATCTTGTGTCAGCCCCCATTGTTGTGCCTCCGGGGCACGCGCTGGCCGCCTGCAACTATCTGTCTGACGACAGGGGCTACAGTCGCATCAAGGGGTATGAGCGTTTCGACGGAAGGCCAGCACCATCCTCCATCCCCGATCCCGACGACAAGATTGCCGCCAGAGCACTGATCGCGGCAGTGCCGGGCACAGGGCCCATCAGGGGCGTCTGGGTCTATGCGGGAAGCGTCTGGGCGTTCCGTGATACCGTCGCGGGTGCGGGTGCGATGTACCGGTCCACCGCATCGGGATGGGTGGCGGTGGTGACGGGGTGGCGTCTCAACTTCACTCAGGCGACTTCGAGGCTTCGGGAGGGCGCAACGGTCATTGGAGCGACATCTGGCGCGTCGGGTGAGATACGCCGTGAGGTCTTGCAGAACGGCGCGTATGATGGATCTGCGGCTGGCTATCTGGTTCTCTACGATGTGATCGGAACCTTTCTCCCCGGCGAGGAAATCAACGCCGAGAGCGGCATGGCTGTGGCGTCTACCTTCCTCGCAGCCACGCTCAGGCCGGGCGGAAAGTATCGCTTTGTGAACCGCAACTTCTACGGGTCGATCAATCTGACCCGAATGTATTTTGTCAACGGAGTGCAGAGCGCCTTCGAGTTTGACGGCACCACCCTGAGCCCCATCGAGACGGGCGCGACGGGGCTCATCGAGGAAGCCATCGAAGTTCTGGACCGCACGTCCAGTGTCATCACGCTCAGGGATGAGGAAATAGTCTACCTGCGATCGGACTTCGACAGGCCAAATCACATCGCGGAGTTTGCCAACCACCTCTGGCTGACCTACCCCGGCGGCTCCATGTTCTTCTCGGGTGTGGGCGAGCCAATGGAATACAGGGCGGTCGGTGGCGCCGGTGAGATCGGCGTGGGTGAGGAACTGACCGGACTGCTGCCCAATGCCAGCACGTCGCTCATCGTTTTCTGCCGGTCCTCCATAAAATTCATCACCGGAACCAGCGCGACAAACTTCGTTCTTGAGGACATCTCAGGCTCTGCCGGGGCATTCCCAGACACGGTGCAGACAGTCGAGACGCCGGTATATCTGGATGACGGCGGCATCCGTAGTCTGAGCACAACACAGGCGTTCGGAGACTGGAAGTTGGGTGCGATCAGCTATCTTGTCTCGCCACTACTCCAAGCTCTTTTGAACTCAGGCACGACGCCGATTGACTCCGTGACCGTAAGGCAGAGGTCGCAATACCGCATGTTCTGGGCTGACGGAACCGGCCTGGCTGTCTACTTCGGGCGCAAGAGGCCAGAGGTCATGCCGTTCAAGCTGAAATTCAGCCCGAGCTGCGTCGTCGCCGGCGAGACCGATGTGCTCACCGGCAAGGAGCGCATTTTTGCAGGATCTGCCGATGGCTTCGTCTACGAGATGGAGTCTGGAAATTCCTTTGACGGGGCATCCGCTCCGGCCTTCGTCACCATCGCATGGCACCACGTCAGTCAGCCCCAGGTGGAAAAGCGCTTTTTCATGTCGGGGATCGAAGTCGATGCGCCCGATTGCTTCCACTCGTGCGTCAGATTTCAGGTCGAATACAACCGGCCAAGTCAGGCGCAAGGGCAGCCTGCGGGCTTCTTTGCGGACCAGGGAACGCAGCAGCAGCTGGAGATTGGCGACTACGCCGACTTCGACTGGACCAAATCAGCCATGGGCCAGATCAAGGCCGACCTTGCTGGCCTCGGAACAAACATAGCTGTCACGCTACAGACCGACACGATAGATGAGGCCCCGCACTCGCTGACCGCGATGACCATCAATTTCAGCCCGCGCAAGGTAAAGAGGTAAAGCATGGCTTTTCTGCACACACTGACGGACACATGGAACAACGTCGCTACGACATGGGCGGCGATCAGGATGAACGTGACGGACTCGGCGTCGGCCGCAGACAGCGTTCTTCTCGAACTGCAAACCAACGGCACATCAAGGATGCTCGTCGCCAAGGGTGGGAATGTCCGCACAAGTCTTGGCGCTGCTGCCAGCCCGGCGTACTCCTTCATCGGCGACCCAAACACGGGGATTTACTCGCCCGCCGGAGATGAGATTGCAGTCGGCCTCAATGGTGTAGAAGCGCTTCGCATGACGGCGCTGATCAACGATTTTGCCGCCCCGCTTATCGTTCCGCATGGCACATTATCCCTGCCGTCAATTTCGGCAAATGCCGGGCAGACCCATGGGATCAACTTCTTCTCAAACGGGTCGGTCGGATTTATCATCGACGGTGAATTTTCCTCCATCATCGACACGGACGGCACCTGGTATTGGGGCCAACCAGACACGATCGGCCTAACGCCGGGCTCTGGAAATATGAGCAAGGGAACAGCCATTCAGCCAGATGGCACTGTGTATTTTTCCTCCAACGCAAGTCCTGTTATCTCCGTGAACCGAAACACATCGTCAGGCACGATCGTGAATTGGAACCGAGACGGCGTCACGGTCGGAACGATCAGCGTTTCAGCGGGCGCGACGGCCTATAACACATCGTCCGACTACCGGCTCAAGGACAGGGTGGATCCGCCAGACGGGTATGACCTTGAGGTTGAGTTTTCTCGCCTCGCAACCGATCTGACCTGGTATTCCTTCAAGACCGATCCCGAAGTAAAGCGGCTTGGCTGGATGGCTCACGAGTTTGCCAGAACGGTGCCCTTGGGCGTGGTCGGCGAAAAGGATGCCGTGGACGAGGAAGGCAACGATATCATCCAGATGATGGACCAAGCCAAATCCATTCCGCTGATCGTGGCGAGGATGGACATGCTGGTTCAGCAGGTCGCGTCACTCACGGCACAAATCGCTGAAATGCGGGGAGAAGAATAATGGCCATTCCAACCAGACTTGCGCCCAAGAGGCCAAAGCCGATGACGGTCGTGAAGCCGCCACCCGGACAAGGCCAGCCCCCAGCCATGACGATGCCGAACCAAACGGCGCGGCCATCAGGCGGGTTGGGCGCAGCCTTGAGGCCGCCCGCCCCTGCTGCCGCTGCACCGCCCCCATCCGGCACGGGACTCGGGGTTCAGCCTACAGCCAACGATCCGATGTACACCGGGCGCGAGGATGACGTGTCGGTTCTGGTCAACGATATGGCCAAACAGGACAGCCTGCTGATGCAGCAAGCGGCGACCAGTGGCCTGCAAACCGCCAACGATCGCGGCATGGCCAACAGTTCGATGAGTGCAGGTGCGTCTCAGGCGGCGACACTTGACTACATCACGCCGATCGCCTCGCAGAACGCCACCCAGAGCTTCAACAAGAACATGAGCGGGCTCCAAACCCAGCAGGATCTTGTTCTGGCTGAGTTCGATCGAGATACGCAGCAGAAGCTGCAAAGGACGCAGTTGCGTGCGGACTCCAGGCAGGCAGGTCTGGACCGAAACTTTCAGACCGAAACCATGCAGGCCGAGCAGGCTTTCAGTGCCGGTCAGACCGCCGCGCAGCAGGCGTTCGAGGCAGAGCAGCTTGCCGCACAGCAGTCATTCCAGTCTGGTGAAGCCCAGAGCGATCGGGACTTTGTTCAGGAGCAGATGGATTTCGAGGCGCAACAGACTCAGGACGCGCGGGATTTCCAAGCCGCGCAGGCTGATCTTGATCGGCAGATGCAAGCGGCGCTGGCCGAAATGGAGCTGTCCGACGCAGATCAGACGGCGGCAAATGCGATGATGACCGACGCATTCGGCGACTACAATCAGATGTATGCGCAGATACTCGCCAACCCCGACCTGAGCGCTGATGAGCGCATCTCACAGATCAATACAAATCAGCAAATGCTTGAGGACAGGATTGGCTTCACGCAGGATCTCTATGACGCTACTTTCGATTGGCCAGCAAGCCCATGGACCCAAGGGTCTCGTGACAGGGCGAGACCAGCACCATCGAGCCCGTTTGGAGATGGCGGTTCGCGCCCATCCGGGCTTGGGACTGCGTTTGCAACGTGATGATGGAAGGGAATGGCGTCTGAATGGCCAAATCGAAGATCAGAAAGGCCACCTTCTCGGACATTCCGGTGCTGTGCGAGCTTTTGCGTGAGGCATACACGCGGTCTCGCTTCCGTGGAGCGTCCAGTTTCAGCGAGGCTCGCACAAAGGCGATGCTGATGAATGCGATTCAGCGCGACGGCGGCAATAGCGAGGGCAGCATATTCTTCGCAGTGTCCGACCGTGGCGAGCGCGATATCGACGCATTCATCATCGGCATCATCCAGAGCCTCTACCTGATTACCGACAAACTCGAAGCGACCGATCTTTTCTGGTATGCCAAAGAGGGGGCTGACGCCACTTCTGCAAAACGGCTCCTTCGCGTAATGCACAAGTGGGCGGCAACCTGCCCGAACGTCGTCCTGCTGAGACAGGGGAATACTGACGCAATCACCTCACGCGAGTCCTCTGGTCGGGTTTTGAAGGGCAGCGGAATGCGTCTTACCGGAAACATCTACGAGAAGGATATCCAGCGATGAGCGGCCTGGTCAACGGACTGAAAAAGGTTTTCAAGAAGGTCGGCAACTTCGTCAAGAAGGTTGCCCCTATTGCCTTGATCGCAGGCGTAGCGATTGCCACAGGGGGCTTCGGCCTCCTTGCTGCGCCAGGTGCCGCTGTCGGGGGTGCAGCAGGCGGCGGCGGCTTGGGCGGCTGGATCACATCGCTATTCTCAGGTGGGGGAGCGGCGGCAACGGCGGTAACGGGGGCGGTAACGACAGCGCCAGTGGTGGGCGGCGGCGGTTTGCTGGGTGGACTTGGGACTTTCCTGACATCAGAAGCTGGTGGCGCTCTCATATCTGGCGCGGCTGCTGGATACGGAACGCACCTCGACAACAAGCAACAAGAGCAGATGACGATAGACGCAGAAAATCGCCGCAGCGCCAGCTACGAGGGTTCCGGCGCAGCGGCCAGTTTCCGCGGCAACGGGCTGGGGTCAACACCGGCACCGCAACGGACAATGGCGCAGCAGGCACCCAGCACGTCGCCCAGCAATGCGCGGCCATCGGTCACGGCCACGATGCCGACCGTCACTCCACCTCGCTATCAGTACGATCCGGAAACCCGCAAAATCGTCTACTCATAAGGAGCCGACATGGAAAACCCCACCGGACTAGGGATGCCTCTCGCCCCGGCGCAGCCGACAGCGCCGCAAGCCATGCCGACCGAGCAAGAGATGACTTCCGGCACCGTCGAGGCATCGCCCGAGGAACAGGAGATGTATGACACATTCGTCAGCATGGCCCTGTTGGCGCTCTATGACGACAAGATGATGCCCAAAACGGTCGCGCATCTGAAAAAGCAGCAGGACAAGGCTGCGGCTGTTGGTGAGATTGCCGCCGGCATCTTTCAGCGCGTCTATGCGTCGGCAAGAGAGGCTGGCCGGGAAATATCAGGCGATGTTCTGATCAACGCCATGACGGAAATTGTCGAGGGCACAGTCGAGTTGTCCGACGAGAAGGCCGGCACTGACCTTCAAGATGCCGACATCGAGGCCGCGCTCTACAAGGCTCTCGATATCGTGCGGCAAACCATGGATCAGTCTGGCGCCTACACCGATGACATGAAAAGGGCCGATGCCATGGAGTTGCAATCCATGAGCCAGAGCGGCGAGATCGACGCCATCACCGGCGGATCTGGTCGTCTGGCAGGCCAAGAACCTGCGCAAGGGGCAATGCCGCCCGGCGCACCACCGGTGGGGATGTAATATGTCTGGTCTTGGAATGGCGCTGGCTGGGGCCGCACAGGGGTTTGGTGACAGCATTGTCGAGCAGGCGCGGGCCAAACGCGAGGAAGCCTTGCGCGCGGCAGAGCGTGAGCAGGATCGGGCGTGGCAGACAGAGGATCGTGATCTCGGATATTCGGAGCGCCGGGCGGCTGTGCAGCGCGGATTTGATCGGGATGACGCCAGCATGGGGCGCGCGGCCGGTGCCATGGAGGGCCTTTACGGAACCGACCTTCTTGGGTTGATCGACACTCACGAGGGCGGCGCAAACTACGACACCCTGTTCGGTCACTCGCAAAACGGCGGCAAGTTCGACGGTGTGCGCATTTCAGAAATGACGCTGGATGAATTGGCTGAGTTTTCCAACCCAAGCGGCGAGTACGGCCAGTGGGTCGGGGCAAACAATCCAGACAACAGCAGGGTCGCCACCCCAATGGGTCGATATCAGATCGTCGGCACTACGATGCGTGCTGTTGCGCGCGAAATGGGCCTGCCGGGCGACACAGTGTTCACGCCCGACGTTCAGGACAGCATGGCGCGGCACTTGGCCGACAAGAGAATTGCCAGAGGGGGTAACGATCCTGCCGCCCTTCGCCGTGAGATGCGCGCCGAATGGGATGGCTTCAAGAATGTTTCCGATGCTGCGCTGGATCAGGCCATTGCTCAATACCGGGCCGGTGGGAATGCCTTCGCGGCTGCGGTTGATCCAAGCGTGCCAGCCGATGTCAGGCAGGGCCTTGGTGCCGCGCTTACGGGAAGCAGCGCAGACAGCCCCGCGCCCGTTTCCGGTGAGGATGGTCAGTCTGTCACGCCCGAGAGAGAGTTTCGCCCGCTTCCCACTACCGTTGATGGGCAGCTTCGCCGGGACAATCGGTTGAGATATGGGGCGCGAGGGGAAGTCCCGGATGGCTTCGATGAGGGTGACATTGACGAGGGGTTGCTTGAGGCAGTCAAGATGGAAATGGAGCGCCTGACCAACGAAGAAGGCATGTCGGTGGATCAGGCGCGGGAAAGCGCCATGAGCCGGTTGATGTTCAATACGGAGGAAACGCGGTCTGCAAGAGACGGCCTCTTTGGCACTGGCATTGGCGCAAGGGATGCGGAAACAAGAAACGGCGCATTCACCGGTTTCAGTCCCTTTGGCGGATCGGACGCTCCGGCTGCACCGGTAAATCAGCCTGACCCTGCCATGCCGCCAGAGCCGCCAGCCCCGCCGCCTGCGCCACCCGCGCCGCCTCCCAGAACCGGCCTTGGTGCTGACCCGGCGCTCGACACTCCCATCCCTGCGCCCAGAGACACAGCGTCTCGCGTCGTCGGGCAACTGTACGTTTCGCCGACAGGGACCGTCGCGCGCTGGACCGGAGAAGGATGGGAAGTAGTTCAATGAATGATCTGATTTCGGATGACGAGTTCTTTGGCACGTCGCGCACTTTGTCTGATGACGAGTTCTTTGGCACATCGGCCGATCTGAGGAACCTTGAGCCAACGCGAACGCCGCCGCGCATCAGGACCGATCAACTTCCGTTCGACAATGAGACGCCTCAAGATCCTGCCACGGAGAATTTGCCGCAGCAGGCCGCCCGACCGATACCTGCGAGCGCGCCAATCCCGGCCCCCCCGAGGCAGCCTACCAGCGCCGAGCGGTTCCCTGGCACCGGCCTGATGCCCGACATG